CAAATTGAAGATCAATGAAATTGAAAAAGATTATGAATATACTCGTGCTAATTTATATTCTATAATTGAAAAGGGACAAGAGGCAATAAATGGTATTATGGAAGTTGCGGGTGAAAGTGCAAGTCCAAGAGCATATGAAGTTGCTGGTCAATTGATAAAATCAGTTGCTGATACAACAGATAAGTTGATGGATCTTCAGAAAAAAATTAAGGATGTAAACGAAGATAGTCCCACAAAAACAAATAACGTCACTAATAACGCCCTATTTGTAGGGTCAACATCCGAACTTTCAAAAATGCTAAAAAAAGGGTTTCTAAATAATAAAGAAGAAAAATAATTTCTACAATGAAGAAGTGTAAGAAAGGACACTATTACTGCTACCAAGATAGTAAATGCAAACCAATTCCAAATGGGTATCGTATTGGTCTTGGTGGATATCTTCGTCGTGAAAGAGAAGATGAAACGGAGGACTCCAAAAAGAATGGTAATGGCAACGGTAACGGAAACTCTAAGTCAAATGGGAATAATGGGAATGGTTCTGGAAATGGTAACGGTGGCTCTGGTGGTAATGGTGGTGGTAATGGCTCAGGGGGTGGAGTAGGAGAGAGTGTAGAGATACAAAATTCAGATGGTGACACAACTGCAGTAGTAGTGGATATATTTGGATCTGATCACATGAAACCAAAATTGAATGGTAAGGGCGTTTGGTCAGGAACTATCATAAGAGAGGCAGGAAAAATAGCATTTGGTGGATACAAAGATGGAATTATAATTAATCCAAGCGGATCTAGAAATAAGTACGGTCTACCAGATAATTTAAAACCAGAGACAAAAACAAAAGAGGTTCCACTTACACCATCTCAGAATAGATTACTGGTAATGGGAAAGAAAAAAAATGTAACGGGTGATAATATAAAAGGAACACAAAAAAATTTAGATGATGGTGTTGATAAAAATATACACGGTGTTGGTAAAGGTAAAAAAATTAAAAAAATATTTGGAGGTCCTGATATCAACTTAGCACATTATGAACCAGAAGGTGAACTTACTGAATATACAGCGGTAATTTCTAAGGGGGCAAACATACTTTCAAAAGCAACACCGTATATAATGACTGGAATTGGTGCTGCTGGCACTCTTCTTCAATCAAGAAAAGCAAAGAAGGCAAGAAAACCATACGAAAAAAGAAATGAAACATCTTCTAAAGAATCAAAAGAAGATATGTTGAAAAGAGTCAGAGATGCACAGGATCGTATAAGTAATGAAACTAATCCAGATTTAAATAGACCAACTGATTTGGATACCTTCATTGGTAAGAAGGTTGATAAAAAAACATTAGAAAAAATTAATAAACCTGAAAATCAATTTAATTCTTATGATCCTCTAACAGAAAGAAAAATGACTGAGAAGGAAAAGAGAAAAGATGATAGATTAAAGAAGAAGTATGATAAGTCTGATATGAAGAAGAGTATGCAGAAGCAATATGGTAAAGAAGAGGGCAAAAAAGTTTACTTCGCAACTATTCGCAAACAAGCGATGGAAGAGGAGAAGAAAAAAGATCACGAACCAGAGATGATTCGTAATCAGTTGAAAACTGCAAAGAGAGCATCAAAGAGAATCAAAAGTCACACTTTAAAGAAAGATAACTTCAAAGCATGGGTGCAATCAAAGATTACTAAAGCATCTGATTACTTAGATACTGCTGCAGATTATCTTGATAGTAAAGATAATATGAAAGAGGAGTTGAATAAACAGGATAAACCATATATCAAGAAGTTGGTCAAAAATCTTAGAAAGGGATCTAAGACTCATGCTAAACAAGCAGATAAATTAGAGAAAGCGATGAATGAGGAATCAAATCCTCGCATTCCTCGTAAGAAAGGACAACCTGCTAACTCAAAAAAACACTCAGATCTATACACAGATGAAAATCCTAAAGGAACTATTCATGGACTTGGTTTTAAGGATGTCGCTACTGCGAAAGCATCTGTTACAAAGATTAGAAAATCAAATAGATCACATGCTCATAAAATTCAAGCAGCAGTTGCTATGGAACAGAGGGCAAGAGAAATGGGTAAAACCTCTGAAGCAGCAGTCTACAGAAAATTCATCAACTCGATGAAAAAGAAAACTAAGGATTGATTGTTATGTCTGATAATGTATATCTTGGTAATCCGAATTTAAAGAAAGCAAATACACCGATTGAGTTCTCTGAGGAGAATATAATTGAGTTCTTAAAGTGTAAGGACGATCCTGTTTACTTTGCAAAAAAATATATAAAGATAGTATCACTTGATGAGGGTTTAGTTCCTTTTGATCTATATCCTTTTCAAGAAAAACTTGTGAGGAACTTTCATGAAAACAGGTTTAATATCTGCAAGATGCCAAGACAGACTGGTAAATCTACTACTGTGGTATCTTATCTTCTACACTATGCGATATTCAACGACAGTATTAATATAGGCATCCTTGCGAACAAGGCAAAGATTGCGATGGATCTACTTGGTCGATTGCAGACTGCGTATGAGAATTTACCAAAATGGATGCAACAGGGTATAATTGCATGGAATAAAGGATCATTAGAATTAGATAACGGATCAAAAATATTAGCAGCATCTACATCAGCATCTGCCGTTCGAGGTATGTCTTTTAATATATTATTTCTTGATGAGTTTGCTTTTGTTCCGAATCATGTGGCAGATGATTTCTTTGCATCTGTATATCCCACAATTTCATCAGGTACTAGCACAAAGGTTATAATTGTATCCACTCCTCGTGGAATGAATCATTTTTACAGAATGTGGCATGATGCTGAGAGAGGTATAAATGGTTATATTCCAACAGATGTGCATTGGAATGAAGTGCCTGGTCGTGATGAACATTGGAAAGCACAAACAATAGCAAACACATCAGAGCAACAATTTAAGGTTGAGTTTGAATGTGAGTTCTTAGGATCAGTTAATACTTTAATCGCACCCAGTAAACTTAGAAACTTAATATATGATTCACCTGTAAAAAGAAATGCTGGTTTAGATATCTACGAGGAGGCAAAACCAGAGCATAATTATATGATGACTGTGGACGTTGCTCGTGGATTAGGAAATGATTATTCGGCATTTATAGTTTTTGATATAACAGAGTTTCCATACAAAGTGGTTGCTAAGTATCGAAATAACGAAATCAAACCTATGTTATTTCCAAACATTGTTCATAATGTAGCGAAAGGATATAATAATTCATTTTTATTAGTAGAGGTAAATGATATAGGAGATCAAGTAGCAAGCATACTTCAATACGATTTAGAGTATGAAAATCTATTGATGGCATCTATGAGAGGTCGAAATGGTCAGGTTGTCGGTCAAGGTTTCTCTGGTAAAAAATCTCAATTAGGTGTTAGAATGACTGCAGCAGTCAAAAAATTAGGTTGTAGTAATTTGAAAACACTAATTGAAGATGATAAACTATTAACTTGTGATTATGAAATCATCTCAGAACTTACAACTTTTGCACAAAAGGCAAATTCATTTGAAGCAGAAGAGGGATGTAATGATGACTTAGCGATGTGTCTGGTTATTTTTGCTTGGTTAGTTGCTCAGGATTATTTTAAAGAGATGACTGATAATGATATAAGGAAGAGGATATATGAAGAGCAAAAAAATCAAATTGAACAAGACATGGCTCCGTTTGGATTTATATCAGATGGTTTTGAAGAAGAGTCTTTTGTTGATAAGGATGGTGATTTATGGAAGGTTGATGAATATGGAGATCGTTCTTTTATGTGGGATTACATGTAATGATTTATTTTTTAGTAGTTGGATCAAGTTTTTTTAATTTTTGTTTTTATATTTTTGCGATAGGTTTTGTAATTACATTGATACTAGAACAAATTGTAAAAAATAATGGAAGTGAACGGGATCTCTTTATTGTGGTTACAAATAGAAAGTTTCTATGGAGACAAGCGTGGATAGTTAATATATTTTGGTTTTTACTTAATATAGGATTATCAATAGCGATGCGTTCGTCTAATACAATGGGCACTGACTTAATATGGAGGGGAGACTTGTAATG